GCTGTTCGATGTACTCTCTATCCTCAGCGGCGTATTCTCATCTCCAGTCATCGCTGCGCGAAGGCTGATCCCGCGCACAGCGAAATTGTCGTTGCACACGTCGGCCATGCAGCGGTCGGGGTTCAGTTGCGCCGTGTTCACGATGGCAACCAGAACATCGAACAAATCGTCCGACCGTACAGAAGGAAGCCGCGTTCCCCCGCATTCACACGTCCTTGTTTTCTCCGACGGCTCAGTGTCACACGCAAAGCATTTCATTGTTTCGCTTCCTCCTGCCGGTCAACTCCAGCGTTGGGCATATAGCGTTCTTCGGCGCTCGAAGCCTGGATACACCGTTTGCTAAACACATCCGCAGCGGCGGCCAGTTGTGCCGCCTTCTCGTCGTTGCCGCACATCCGTATAGCAGACGACAACAGGCTCGCGGCACGTTCACCTGCCGCCGCCGTGTATGAGTCCATCTTTCGGGCAGCGTAGGCCATTTCTTGACTCTCTCTCGTCACATCCATGTCGCTCTCCATTTCTACCCAACAAGGCGTTGGAAATATCATCAATCATGCGGTCAGACCAGCCACCAATCCACGCAGTAGACCTCTCATCGTGAATAAGGTCATACGGGCAAAGCGGAACGGTGGCGCGCCCCGGTCTTCGATTTCAAACACGTATCCTGACTTGAGCGTTACCTTGATGTTCGGCATGTCACCCTCGCTTCCTGGCGTCTATCAGTTGCCGGATGAAATCGCTAATGTCGTCCATACATCCTTTGCTGAACACGGCGTGACCGACCGGCTCAAAGCAGTATTGCCGCCATCCTGGATACCACTTCACTTCCCCGAGAAACGACCCGTGTATGCGATTCACGCACATCCAACGGCCCGTCTTCTGCTTGGTATTGCTGTAGTCGTCAAATCGAATGTACTGATATTCTGTTTTCACGAGTTGTCCTCCGAATGCCTTGCTTGCTGACACATGATTGTCTTGGCCGCCCGGCTTTGCTCGTAGTGTGGTCTTCATAGCTCACCCTCCTATTTGTTGGAAAGACTGTTGCCCAAGTCGTCTTTCAGCCCGATAAGCTTGTCCCACTCGTGACTAGTAATAACATGGGTAAGGGCAAGGGCGGTACTCGTGGGGACCAACTCAACTCTCAACTTCCACGCCTGACTAAGCCGTGACCAACTCACCACACCCACGACCATCGACTCACCCACATTCTCAACTCTGACCGGGGTGGGAATACCCTTCACCACCTGAACCGTCCAGCTCACCGTGCTACGATTCGGCCATGTGCGGTTGAGGCCAGCCACGTACGGCTCGCCAAATTCAACAAGTGATTCCTTGCTGTCCGCATAATAGGACACTTGGCCCTTGTGCCACCTCCTCTCGACGCCACTCTGAAGTTGCTGTACCAGTGTCATCCTCTGTCCCTCCGTTGCTCTGTTGCTCTCATTCTAGTACAAGTAAAACACACTCCCAATTTTGTGTCAACGATTATTTTGAAGTTTTTTCAAACATCTCACGCCCCCACCGACACCGTATTACCGCGCAGTGCGAGCGTGCGCGTAGCAGGAAGTATGCCAAAAGTTTGACCTTGGGTACAGCCCTGTGAGCCGTAATCTTTTTCAGCCAAAAAGGCCCAAAAGGCCCAAATGTGCCATCCGTAAAGGCCCCTCACAGCCCCGTGAGGACGTTTGACCCCCCTCCGTGGTGCTTTGTACACCTTAAAAGATAAAATAGATTTTTTGTCGGCACACAACTTGCTTACACAAAAATAGGCCCCACCGGAGTTATTCCAGTGAGGCCCATTTGCCAGAGAACTCTGGCTAGTTGCCGGATGCTAGTACGCTAGCACGCGCATTATCACATCCTTGGTATCGTTCGTGGCCGTGCTCCCGGTGATGCCGAAGCGCAGCAGGTTCGATCCGTCAATGCCGTCTGCCCGTGCAGGTCCGGTGAGGCTGTAGTACACACCATACGAGCGTGCTGCATTCGGCGCAGTCGTAGCAGTGAACGAGCCATACGTAGTGTCAACGGCACCCGCCGCCTCATACGCACGAGTCCCAACCGTAGCTGCCGCAGTGGCGTTAGTCCATACTGACACTGCTGTACCCGCAACATTAGTATATATAACATACGCATTGGTAGCAGTAGCCGTACTTGTCAATACTGACACTGCTGTAGCCGCAGCATTAGTATATATAACGTACGTATTGGTAGCCGTCGCAGTGCTAGGCCACACCGTATACGAGTTGGTAGTTACAGGGGTGCTAATAATCACGCTATACGTATTCGTAGCAGTATCCACCACAGTCGTAATGGTAGAGCTGGAATACGTATAGTTGGTAATCGTGCTGCCCGAATACGTATAGTTCGTAATCGTAGTACTAAGCAACGCGAAGTTAGTAATCGTGTCACCCGAATACGTATAGTTCGTAATCGTAGTACTAAGCAACGCGAAGTTAGTAACTGCTGCCGTACTCTCGGTCAACGCGATAGTCGATGCAGAAGTATACACCTCAACCTTGTCAACTGCGAGACCGCCTTGCGTTTCCGGGTTGAAGGGAAGGCCGAGCTTTACGCCATAGCCAAGGTCCATCGTGTCACCCGCCGCGCCCGTAGCTCCCATAGCACGGGAGACACTGGTAACCGTCCTGAATACCTGACTACCCACGTAGCTCACCGTGCCCGTGACAATGGTAGTAGCCTCGGTCACCGCACGCCCGGACCAATCAGTACCAACCACAGTAACGGTACCCGCAAGGTCATCGCTTGCCGCATCCGTAAACGTGATGACAAGGTTGCGCGGAGTAGCCGGATTCGTAATACCCGAGGTGATCGCCACCGTAGCGGTATTCGTCAACCCGGCCACCTGTGCGTGCAGCTGGTCCGTACCCGCCGTAGCCACATCACGCAGTGAGACAAACCCAGGCACATCCTGCCCTTCAGTAAGGGGGCCAAGGTCATGCATGTCACCCGTGGCATCCGTACTCGGCAACGTCACAGCAGGCATAACGGTTTGCACCGCCGCACCCGCCGAAGTCACTTCATTGATCGCCACCACCGCCCCGGCTGAAAGCGTAGTGACAGCAGAGGACCGAACGTACACACCCTCAACCACGTACTTGTGGTTATTCGGCAGGTTCACGTCGATATTCTGCGTAGTCGTGAAGTCCACATCCTTCATGTAGACCAGTCCCCGCTGAGGGACCGCTGTAGGCGTGAACGTATGGTCAATATCAACCGCGTACACACCTGCCACTACTGCCAACAGCACTGCAACCACTAATCCCAATCGCTTCATCGTTCTAGTTCTCCCACTACCCGTTTAACGTATAAAGGGGAGGAACCCGAAGGCTCCTCCCCCGGAGGTTCACGATACGCCCTTACGCATCGTAGTTATACCCTAGAGCAACCATCGGCAGGCTGGTGCTCGGAGTTTCCATCGGCATGAACGCACGCCGGAAGGACGCAATAACCTTGTTCACCTGTGCGGACTTGTCCACATCGGTCTCAACCGTGAACCCACGGCGAACACCCACGATCCACGAGGGACGATGGACGATCAGCAGTGAACCCTTGGTTATCGTGTTACCATCGTAAACACCGGAGGCATTCAGGGTTTCCCGAACGACCTCAGACGTGATGATCGGCATTCCGTACAAGGACGGCGCAACACCCGTGAGGATACGGGCCGCATTCGGTCCCGCCTTCTCGGCTGTCAACGTCTGTTCCAGCGAAATGATATCATTGTAGCCGGAAGGTCCGACCAAAATGAACAGGTCACTGGGCTTGATCCCATACTTGCCCATCATCTTGCGCAACGCGGAAATGTTGGCCGCGCTGATACCACCGCTGGCGAAACTCGACTGAATCGCTCCTGCAATGGCGTATTTACGGAGACCCTTGAAGATCGTCTGATGCGCCGCCGCGCCAGCCGCCTCGGTGTCCGCGTCCATGTGCGTTGCCGTGGTGTCCCCGTTGATGAAGGCATCTTCGAGAGCCGCAGCCGCGCTGTCACCCATGTTTTGCTGGAGGAAGGGCAGGATCGCAATGATGCTGTCTTCGTCCGCTTCGTAGGTGTAGTGCGCAATCCCGATCAGCTTCTCAGCGTCAAGGGTGATGTTGGACGTGCCCGGAGTGCTTGCGTCCGCAGCCGTTCCCTCAGTACCCTTGTAGAACGTCACGCGAGTGGTGCTCAACGGGAACCTGAACGGGTTGCTCGGCATCTGCACCTCACTGGCCACCAACTGAGCGGCGAGCGTCGATGCGAGATACAGGCGGGTTTGCAGGTCGCTGGACAGGTCCGTATTCACCAGCTCAAGGCCAGTGCCGGAACCACCAGTCGTCAGTACCTTCTGACCGTAACGGACTTCATCACGGACCATTTTCGCTGAACGCTGGCCATTGGACTGCGCACGCTTCAACTGATCCTCGGTGATACCGTCATTCATGCCCGTAGGCCGCTTCACCCCGTGCCCACCGTCCGATGCGTCAAGCGCGGTCTGCGGAGCGGAAAGCATGCAGATATTGAGCAGCTGCTTCTGGCCAACCGTGAGGTTGCCGCCGCGAGTCTCAATGGGAGTATGAGTGTCCTCAAACACCATCTTGGACTTGCGCCGTGTCGCTTCCACGATCTCGGTCTTGAACTCAGTAAGGAGGGTCTTAACTCCCTCGACAGTTGCCGTATCCTTCGGCAGGTTGTCGGTGATCGCCTTTTGGATCGCCTCTGCGCTGAGACCATCGCCGCCCATGACGGACTTGACAGCTGTCTTGATCGCTTCCGCGTCAACGGTCTCAATCCCTTCCAGCTGAGTCTTGATCGCCTTCACGCCTGCACTGTCAAGCCCGATATCGCCAAGAGCCTTACTGACCGAATCGGCCACAAGGATCTTAACTTCGTCGGAGGTCATGCCGTCTTCGGCAATCTCTTCGCCCGTTTCGGCGTGGAACTTGTATCCCGCCGTGGAGGCTGTCTGCGTAAGGGTTGCCAGCTCAGCAATTTCCTCAGCGGACTTTTCGGCCTTCATCAGAAGGGCCTTCAAACGCGCTTTCTGTTCTGCACTCATTCTTCAAATCTCCATTTCCGCATTGACTAAGCGTCTATCAGATTGTCGCGCCGTACTCCCGGCTGAGGGTTTCATGCGCTACCAACCTCACGATGTCTATAATGTAGTGCATACCACCCAACCTTGCAACCTTATTTTGAAGTTTTTTCAAACAAAAAGCCCCATCGTTAAATGGGGCTTCCCGACTACTGCTGGTAACTGCTCTCAGTCACCCGTAGGAGGCTCTGTAACGTCCGTGGTGACCCTCGCCCCATCGTCCGTGCCCTCTGGGACCTCTGCATCCTCCGATGCCGCAGGGGCCTTGTTTTCGGTTTCCACACCCACCCGGTATTCTGCTGTGAGCACGGCAACCTTGCGCTTGGCACCGCCTGCAATAAGGCAGGGAGGCTGCACGTTGACTTGCACATCCTTCGGTACCGACACCACCATGTAGTCTGTGTCTGGGGACAAGCCCTTGAGACTCACCCGGCCATTGCTGTTGGACGTGACGATCTGGCTATCTTCCAGCGGCTCCTGTGCCACCGCCGTCGCAATCTTAGGCTCAGGTTTGGCAGCTGCTATGCTGCAACCGAACTCACCAACGCTGCAAGTGACTGCTGCCTTGTCTTCACCCGCGATAACCTGATCGGCCTTCGTGGCCAGCTCTGCCTTGCTCATATCCGACTCTGCCGCAACCGCCTCAAGAGCAGCAACCTTCCGGTCGATATTCTTGTATTCGGTACGGTTGATCTCAACCACTTTTGCAATCGCATCTTCCTTACTCAGTAACTCACTCATGCCACACCTCCTATATCGCTAGTTTGAAAACTTTTCAGACCCTACGAACTCTTGCCTACCGCCACAACCCGCACCGTGCCACCGTCCGTAGCCCCGGTCTCTGTGATCAGCAGTTGGATAGCTGCCGATGCCAGTCCAGTCAAGTTGGAGTGGCATATAAAGTCATCAGCATCGTACAGCACACCTGCGATATTGCCACCCGGCAATGCAGACGCCACTGTGAAGATGGTATTATCCGTGCCCACCGACACGTAGCACACAATGGCGTATACCGTAACGATGGAAACCGTAACCCCGTCTGCATCTGTCCATGCTGCCCCGGCGTCAACATGAAAGTCGTCAAGGTGTATGGTGGAGTTTGCCCCCGCCACAAGGGCTACGTCCCGTGCTGCTATCACATCGTAATCTGTGGGCAGCGTAGGTGATATAGCCCCACCCGTGCCAATGCCTACGCGATAATTAAAAAGTACCCCCACCTCCGTAGGGGTTACTCGTGCGGACATACTGATTGATAAGGCTAGATCATCAAGGGTCATCGCTTACCTTCCGATGTTCAGAGACTTGATAGCCTTGACCGCATCGACCACTGTGAGACTTCGCACTCGGAAGAGGGCATCCTGATTCGCGGGGACTGGGGTAAGTGACCCCTCCCACAGCGTAACCTTCTCAATGCCCCGGTTGTCTTCCTTGTAGAAAAACAGACCGCCCATGCTCAGCGATTTCAAGTGACCCTCTGCCACCTTGAAGCGTGCGTCGATCATACCCGGTGCATTAGACAACTTGCCCTGCACTGCTAGGCCTTCCTTGTTCACGCCGATTTTAGTGAAAGACCCCGCCAGTGACCCCACGCTATTGTTATGGTCAGTCAGCATTACCGGGTTGCGCTTAAACTCTGCAAGCGTCTCGTTGAATGCGTCATCCTCAACGTAATCCCCATCCCGGTCTTTGGGGGTAGTGCCGACGAACGTGGATAGGAACCCTTCGATTGTCACGTCCCTATAATCGACAATCACATCCTTGGCCTCACCATCGTAGATCGGAGTAGGTGACTTGCCATCCATTACCGATAAGGAGACGCTAGCCTCCCATGCCGTCACCCGGCGATTCTCCTCTGACAGTACCGCCTTGGCGTCAACGCTGATATCCGCGCTATTCACCACCACGGTAGAGCCAGTCTTGCGCAATACCCCGTCGCTTCCGGGCAACGCAATCTCCACCTCTACGGCGTCAAGTGTAACACCCTTGAACACACCGATTACGCTACCACCCTCGTGCGTAAACGTAACGACACTACCCACCCGTGGATCACCCGCGCACGGAGGCACAAAAGACTTGCGCTGTGGTCTTGCTGTCTTGCCAACCCTCAATAATGACATCGCTAATCTCCTGTACCCCCGCACAGATGCGGGGTTAGTGCTATTCGCCGTCTTCCGTGTCAGCTGCCAAACGCTCGACATCGCCGGCCTCAAGCAACCCCACAAGGTCATCCTTGCGAAGGCCAGACTTGATCGGGATTTCCCGCACCTTCAGCTCATCGGTGAGCGCGTCAACTGTCCACTCCGTGTAGGGCGGGATGTAGTCGTCGATTGCCGCCTGAATCGCATCCCTGTTGTCGCCAAGGTCTGCCACGTCAAGGCCCAACTCTCCAGCCCGTGCCTTCGCCAAGTGCAGTGCTTGCTCCTCTTCGTCAAGCGTCTCGCACACTGCTGACAGTTTCTCGCCAAGCTGTTCGTCCGTCAACGCCAGTTCCGACTCGTTGAACTCAATGCCCCGCAACTCCGCATGGGCGAGCATGGCAACACGCAACTCGGTAGGCTCCACCACGACTTTGGCCAGTGCCTTCTCTTCGTATTCCTCGGAAGAGCCGATGACCTCAAGATACTCGGGCATCCCATCACGGGATTCCTTGAGATACTGCACCCTGCCTACAGGCATGGAAAACTCCGTGCCCGGTGTAAGCCAACCCTCAGCCCCAAGGTGCAGCCGTTCCTCCCCGTTGAACCGCAGTCTCACAAACGCCTTCATCTGTCTGCCTCCCTTTGTTTCAAGTTACATGCCCCATTACAGATATAGTTGTATCACATAAGGGCAGGTCTTGCAAGCCTTGATTCCGTTTGAAGTTTTTTCAAACAGCGTACCCTGATAGCTCGCTGAGACTGTCTAGGTTGCTCTGTGTGAGCGTCCCCGGTAACACCTCGTGCCACTGGCCACTTGCATACAGGTCATCCGGGTACTGCTCCCTAGACGCCTTCCCGGTCTGAAGGTCAACCACCCTCACCACCGTACGCACATCCTCGTATAGCCCCCGACATACCATGAAGACAGAGGCCCCACCCCCTTGCGCCAATACGTTCATATCACCCTAAGTCTGGATCGTACACTAACCCTAGCCTACGCGCTTCCACAGCTGACAGCGTTCCTGCATCACTGTACAGAGCCACGGGTATGTGTGTAGCTCCGCTATCTCGCATGTATGCGTACCTGTGCCTACCGTTGATAAAGCGAACTGTGCCCGTCCCCGTATCCTCCTTGAGTATGGACAGCTCTGATACCTCAATATCCACATTGTCCGCAAAGTATGTGCCAAACCTATCGTACCTGCCTTCGATACCTCCTGCACCCCCGGCACCAATGTACATATCGTTATCTGCCCTGAACGCATCATCAAATTCGTCTACACTAACCCACACCATCGACGCTTCCGGCGCATTCGCTGCCCGTGCTGGCATGGTGAAACGCTTATCCTGCATAGTCCGGTCAAACCCGGTAACTGCCTCTGGTGCATCACCGTCCATACGTAACCCCTGAAACGGATCAACAGCATCGTCTGCCACCGTGGGCGGCAACACAAATCCACGTGGGCCACTGCTAGGCTCAATGGTATCGCCATCGTTAAGAAACAGCGGAGCCTGCCTTTCATCTTCAGCCGGGTCTCTGAATCGTGATGGTATAGTAGTGCCTGTGTGACCGGGGTGAAATACCAATTCGTCAATACGGGCTACTGGCACATCGTGTATGTTGCAGGTAGACTCACCGTCCATCGTGTATCGACCTGTAGTCTCTCTCGTGATGCATCCAATTACAGACACGTGAGTTACAACACCTGAATCCTTGATCCCCTGATTCCTACCAGCATCCGCAGCCTGTCCCATTTCCGTACGCGCTATAAGGGCAGTCCGCCACCCGCTCATGCCTTTGAACTTCTCCCGCAGGTTCCCCGCCATCTGGGGTACCGTGAGGTCATTCGCAATGCCTGTAGAAATGATAGACCGCATTCGCCCTCGTGTGGTCTCGTTGATATTCGTAACCCTAGAGGCTATGTCCCTCACCCGTCCCTGAAGCTGAGACCGTGCACCCCTCGTGGTACCCGGCAACCCGAGCAAGCTGATAGTCGTAGCGTGAGAGCTGTCTACCACACTCTGAACAGCCCCGAGGTTTGCAGACACGAAAGACAGATTACGCTCTCGCAGAACCTCCTCAATCGCTTCCCCCCACAAGGCCTCATGCGCCCCCGGAGCAAGCGCAATTACCTCGGCCTTACTACCTACCGCCCTAACACCGTAAGACACGCTAGCACGTGCTAGGACCACCCTAATGACCTCCTCAATGTACGAGTCGAACCATGCTTGCAGCTTGGGGGCCAACGTGCGTATACCCTTGCCAATACTGGCCCTTTGGGCAATGACCATATCCCGCACAAGTGCCCTGCCGTTGTACGTGCGGAAAGCGCGATCAGTCCAGCCCGTGTCTGGTACCCGACTACGCTTAACCCGCGCCACAATCTTGGCAGGGCTGAGTATGTGACCACGTGCAGCCGCTAAGCTCCTACGCGATATGGTGGGAGAACGAAAAGGCATATGCTTACACCCCGGAGGTAATCTTGTCCAGTGCCGCCTGAAGTAGGGCTGTCCTGTCCGGGTCCGTATCCCCGAGCTTGTCCAGTTTGGCCTGTAACTCCTCCTCAGTCTTCGGCAACTTGGGGTCTGCTGGTTCGCCTTCCTCTATAACCTCAATGTCATCTGGGGGCGGCTCAACGTACCCTGCAAGCTCTAGGGGCACCCGGCTACTACCGATGAAGTGCTGATCAAGCAGTGGGTTGTCAATGGCCTCAAGACCGCACAACTCCCGCAACTCGTTAAGCGACATTGCACCCTCCACCACCAAGGGCCTGTATTCCTTCACCGTCTGCTCAACGTCGATAAGCCCAGACAGCTCATACGCGATTTCCCAATTGACGTTGTATGCCCGGACAAACGCATGTGATCCCGCTTCGTCACCACCCGCGTTGAGCTTGCCAACAAGGATATCCAGCAGGGGCACAATCTCGTATTTCCTGAAGTTGATTTCGTCCTGTCTCGCAGTGGCTAGGTTCGCAGCTTTATCCAGCCCTGCCAGAGAGTGAGGCACGCCGTGATTCGTGAGTATCTGTTCGATGCTCCACTTCTCATTTTCTATGCTCTGCATTTCTGCATGCGTAAGACCGAGCTTGGTATACGACCATTTGCCATTCAGGAATGCGGTCTTGCCTACGTTCCGCTCACCCTCGTATTCGGCTTTCCACCACGCCTTGAGCTTGTCCCATTCCGGCTGATCCTCCACCGTCTCTTCCTTCATCAGTATCCCAGAAGGCATGGCCCCATTGGCAAGAAACTTCTTCTCCATGTTCCCCCGCATAATGTACTCGGAGAAGATGGATTCACTAGGCTCAATATCGCCAAGACCATCAGTCGCCTTCATTGGGTGAGGGCGCTTGAACATGATAATTTCATCACGCTCAAACCGGGTCTCTTTGCCATTCACCCGGTAGATGTAATGGCTGATCATATCCTTCTCGTGCGGGACCACTGCCATGAATTGCGGCATCATGGGATATAGATGCTTTGGCTTCCCCGTATAGTCCATTTCGGACTTGTACCAAAACGCCACACCCGTCAACTTCATGTGGAACACCCACAGGTAGATAAGCTCCTCCCACGAGTCGTGGGGATTGGGTGATGTGAGAAGGCGGGTAAGCTCCGTGTCTTCTACCTCGGCATTGGTGCTGATCCCCTGAATCTGGAACCTTGTAGACAGCAGAATTGAGGCCGTGATATGGCATGCCCGGAAGGACGCCCATACCCGCTTACACCCCACCTCCAAATACGCCTTCCGGTCAGCGAACTTGTGCAAGGGCACACGCAGTGTATTCTCCAAAAACTGCCGTTCCTTGCGCCCCGGCGCATGGCCCTCTGTAGCTGCTTTGGTCTTGTCTGGCCTTGCTAACCGTATGGGGAATCTCATATCCGCTAATCTCCATTTGTGTATACACTCTAACCCGCCGCCAAATCGTGAGAAAATGGGTACCTCCGGGGACTACCCCCAGAGGAGAAAGGGCGGCACTTTCTGCCACGCCCCGAAGGCACCCATACTATTTCCGTCCCCCTGTGACTAGCCTGCCTACGAGGTGCAACACAGGCACCAACCACACCAACGGACCACACGCTATGAACATCGCAATCTCAAGCCACGTGGCCATCTGCACAGGGCTATACACGTATGTCCTCCACACCACACCACCGCACGCGCCCCACGCTCCAACAAGTATGATCGCATTGTACATCGCCTTCTCCCAATTCTGAAAAAATTTCAAAGCACGTATCGTGCCACCCTGCCACGGCCAACTCTGCCCACCACCACGCTTAAACTATTTTCACCAAAAGTGCCAAAAACCCCAAAATGTGCCTACCGTAGAAGGCCCTGAGTACCCCTAGAACGAACTCGACCCCCCTCCGTGGTACTTGGTACACCTTGAAAGATAAAATAGATTTTTTGTCGGCACGGTTAATGCTGCCTACCTATGCGTAAAGCAACTTGGTTGATCTGGCCAGTGTTTCCCACGCCACGCTAACTCCGTCAACTTGGTCATCGTGTGCCCCATCTGGGAACCCGTGCAGTTCATCTTTGAAATCCTTATTCCATGATCCTCTAACAAGAGACACCCTACCACACTCCACCGCATTAAGCCAGTCTAAAGCTCGCATTAGTTTCCCACCCCTCGGAGGATTCTTTTCAACGATACTGACTACCCCTGCCAACGAACTACGCAACCCCTGAAGCCCGATCTTGAACCCGCTCACCGCCTCAAGTCCCATCATCGTGCAGTTGTATCTTTCCTTGTCGAGCATAGCTACTGCCACCACTTGAGGTTTCAGCCTACCCCACACCAACTTGCGCCTCCAAATGTCAATGATGTAGAAGTGTTGACGTTCCTTGTGATACGCGCACAGTGCCCCTACGCTGAAGTCCGAAGTCTGTGCCTCTGTCAACGCCAAGTCCCAACCCCTGCTCCACGGGATATCAGTAGGCACCTCCGACAAGTCAATCATCTTGAACCGCTCAATGTTTACCTGCCCGGACCCTGAAGATCGTGGCCTACCCTGATACTGAGATTCCCACTCATAGGCAGGTGACTCCGCTTTCACAGACTCCATGAAGCTCAACGGGCGTTGCTCTGGAAATAGCGTTTCTCCCGGCTTCCTCCCCAACGGGCATACCTCACCCGCCTCTGGAAAGTGGTCTGCTATAGCAGGATAATTCACAACATTGAATATCGAGGCTTCTTGCCCTAACAACCGTAACTGATCAGTGTACTCCTCCGCTGTCAACGCGCCGATAAGGTCTTCAGGATGCCAGCGAGTACCTATGATAAATACCTTGGCATTGGGACTAAGGCGGGATAGGCAATCCGCGAAGTACCACTGCTTAATCTTGTCCCGTGCATTCTTGGACTCTGCCTCAGCACGTCCGGGATGCGCGTCATCAATGATAAGCCAGTCTACCCGTCGCCCTGTCAACTTCGTGCCGCAAGACTTCACTAACACAGAACTACCATTGGTGAACTTGGCTTCATCCTGCCTGTCACTGCCGAACACTGCATGCATATCTGGGAACACCAACTGGTATTGCGGAGAGGCCATCATACTCCGCACCTCTGACACGAAACTCGTGAGAAGACCATACGAGAATCCTGTAAGCGCAATGTGAATACCCGGCATGTGGCCAAGCACCCACGCCACCGCCCTAACCGATAGCAACCTACTCTTGCCATGCTGAGGTGGCACACTAACCGCTTGCCTTGGCCCGGTAGTACCGTCGATAACCCCTTGCACAACATGCGCCAACCCCATGTGCAGACGCCCCAGTATGTAGTCGCTGTGCCCCGGTGGATGCATGAACGTGAGAAAGGCGGGGAACGACACCCTAGCCTGCTGAGCTACAGCCGCAATGAGAGCTACATACTCGCTCTCATCAAAAGCAGTATCCAAGTCCTGTGCCGTGTTGTCTGTGGTCATCGTGAAGGTGCCTAACTGCCCTGTATGAGCCTCTTGGCAAAGTCCGGGTCGTCTTGTACCATACGGGATACCGCAGCCCTCAGAGCCGCGTCTGGGACCTCCTCTCTGGTCAGTGCCACTGGTCCCCCATCTGCCCCTGTAACCTCAGTGCGCTCAACGTACCCCCTATGCTTCGCCCGACATTTGAGAAAGAATATCTGAGCTGACACGTTCCCGGCACGCGCATTCTTATCTAGGGCATTCTCGTAGAAGTCAATACGCACATCTAGCAGTGCATCCATTTCCTCTTTGAAACGCACGTCATCCCTGCGCCAGTTGTACACGCTAGACTTGGAGGTGTCACTGTGCTTACAGGCAAGTGTGACATTGGCCATCGACACCTCATAAGCCCGAAGGTAGGCATCCTTGCGAGCCTGCAATGCGTCGGGGTCTGTCTTATGCTGAGACGGCTTTGTGATCGTCACAGTGCGCGGTGGAGGCCTTCGGGTAAGGGGGTTGCCCCCTCGCCCGTCTTTCTTCTTGCTAGTCGCTGTAGGCACCCTCCGCTGATTCTTCATAGCCACAAATCCTCTAGTGGTAGCTGCCCCTGCCCACCGCTGGCCAGTAGCCCACGCACCTCTACAATGTCATCGTTCGCGTCAAACTCACGCCGCGTAACTTCCCAGTCGGGACCTTCCGGCAAACCCGCAATCTCATGGTACCCCGCCGCCTGCTTTTCCGGCACCCAGTTGATACCCCGATAGGGCACGCAACTCTCTTTATTCGTCCTGTTGATAAGGTTAGTCGTAGCAACCGTATCATGCATCGTCCAGTACTTCCACCCGGTATGGTAGAACGTCCTATACGGCTTGCCCCTGTACTGCTCGTCAGAGCCATACTTGTTTACGAAATACGCTATGGCCGCAAACATCCTTTCCGTACCCGGCACCCACTCCCTAACTGTATACCAGTGCGGAGAATGTGCCGCATACGTCTTCGCAAACTGCCAACGACAACCCTGCACGAACTTCTCGAAATGCCCTATATTCATCGTAGCCCCTATCTGGTTTGAAGTCTTTTCAAATTATACCAAAAGGGCTTCTTTTGTCAAGTCACATTCGTACCAAGTCGGCACGCAATATCATGAACAGCTCATTGCAGTGAACACACGTCACGCTGATAAGCCCCCCCTGATACGTCCTCGCCTTTGCGGCGAACTTGTCATCGGCCTTCAACTGTGCCGCGTCAACCTGCCTTTGCACAATCTCGGGAGGGCCAGACCCCGGCACCTGTCGCCTAGCTGGCACACCCGGACCCCTCGGGATGTCGTCAGTCCGTGTCCCGTCGTCACCACCCGTGTCAATAGGTGGCAGCGTCGGACCATTCGAGAAAGCCCTAGTGTACATGGCCACTTCCGAATCCCTGAATCCCGGTATGTCGTCAAAGGAGGGCAGCTCCCGCAACTCCGTGACAAGACTCTTGGTATCCCACTTGGACATGTCCTGAATCTTGTTGTCTGCAAGCCTGTACCGCTTGGCCTTCGCCTTGCTCAACTCTACCGTGATGCATGGCACAGTCTTCAGCTCCGACAATACCGCCGCCGCGAACCGCGCATGGCCGCAGATTATCACGCCCTTACGGTCCAGTACCAAAGGCACGTTGAAGCCGTATTTTCGGATCGACTCCACAAGCGCAGCTACCGTCTCCGCGTTGCTCCTTGGATTTCTTTTATATGGCGTGATCTCTGCGAGTCTTCTATTCTCCGCTTTCATCGTCATCCTCCCCCGTGCCAAGCAACGCAGTCTTCGAGTACACACCCTCTTCCAGACAGCTAGGGCACATCAGCTCAACTCTGTCTTCGTCACCCTCTGAGCCTGCTGAGGTGTCCGCAGGTTGCTCTGTACCGCCCTCGAATGGATCACCCCCTGTGCTGGCACCTTCTGACCCCCCATCGCCTCCTAGGCCGTCTTCTGTGAATCCTAGACCGTCTGCCGCTGTATCAGGGAACAGCACCTCCATATCGCCAGTGGTGAACCCCGGCACAGTAAGCGCATACTCACTACTGCCAAGCTCCTTCAGCAACCCCTCAACTACCCAGTTGGTGAGGTCGTGAATTTTGTTGTCCGCAATGCGGAACTCCTTGGCCCTCGTTTCATCCATATCCGAGATAACGCAAGGCACCGTCTGCTCGCCCAACTCAAGCATGGCCCGGTACCGCGCATGGCCTGCTGTGATCACATTCTCCTGATCAAGTACCAAGGGCACGTTGAACCCGAACTCCCTGATCGACAGCTTCAGCTCCACCACAGTTTCCGCATTCTTGCGCGGGTTGCGCCAATACGGTAGAATATCACCAATACCCATAGTAACAACGTCCATTACACCCTCCCTAGTTGCTTAACCACGTATGTCGTAGTGGATGGCACCTCACCCCCACCCGCATACTTGGGAACCTTCAACATCCCTGATCGCACCTTGCCCTGCGCCACAAACCCATACCGCAAAAAGATAGGCAGACTGGCCATTGCCGCATACGCCGCCAATCTTTCAGCCCCACGCAACCTCGATGCGTTAATGGCCAATACAAGCATCGTGGTGAATACCCCACGCCTTCTGAACTCACTGCTAACATAGGCATTGGTCAAATGCGTAGTAGTCCGCCTGTAGCATACGCACGTAGACCCCACCAAACTGCCCTCAACATAGGCAAAGTACCATACCGACCTACCGGGTATCTTAGCACATCCCTTGTCCCGCCAACCCCAGTAATCTGCTGGTAAAATTCATCGAACACACGCTGCACCTCCGCATGGTCATTCGTGCATACGTACGTTACGCCCTTGCTCTGTAGTACCACCATCACGCACCCCCCTACCCACACCTAGCCTACAAGCCACTTGTCCTGTAGCCTACCCGTCATGCTGTCACAGTACGGGTCAGCAAACTCAGACTCCCAATCCACAGATTCCACAGCGAAAGTAGGATCATACGTCATGCTGAGTCTGTCGTACTTACCCACCTTCGGACTATGCCCAAGTACACTATCCGCATACCCCTCGTGCTGCACAAAGGCAGGCAGAACCGTGCGCGTGTATATCTTGCGCATCGTCAGATACGCTGCCAGTATCGCATCCTCTGGTGCGGACCCATAGGAGACAGTTTTATCTGCCCACTCTATCATACCCACCGCTAAAGTCTTAGGCATACAGAAGCACTGAATCCAGAAATTGGCCCTCGTGGTGAGTACATGCTTCCCCTGCTCCCACGCCTCTATGTGGCTTTTGTTTGTAGGGTGGTAGAACGACACCGGAGCATCAGGGGACACAAACCCCAACACGTGCTGCATGCGAGCAATAGCCCCCTCTGGTATGTGCACATCGTCCTGAACTACCATCTGCCATGGTCCCGCTGTATCCGCAGTAAGACAACGGTAGTAATTACGCACAAGCCCCAGATACTTTAATGACCTATCTGAGCCACGATAGTAGTCCGTGGTATCGGTCATAACCACAGCTCTAACACCCTGTGCCTCAAGCGCAGCAACCACCTTGCCGGGGTCTCTCGCCTTGTGATTCTGCACAACCACGTCTGAAAAGTTTTCAAACATTACCCACCTGCCGTATCTTACTCATTCTGCCAACCCCATGTTCCTTTTACGCCGCAGCTCAAACGTGTTATGCCACATCAACCCCTTACCTGTAACCTGCACCCTTGTCATTATTGGTATCCTGTGCTGCCCCCTATAGTGAAACCCCGAGACAACTGCAAGCCCCCTGTCAACCAGTACATCCCATACCCGACTCTGACTAACAGCTCCATCAGCTACCGATCCCTCACTACCCCCCACAGCCTTCGGATCACTAGCAACTTCAGGTTCCTCCCCAAAGCACTTCTTTGAGCGTAAAAACACATGCCGTGGAATCCTACACCTCCCGGTAGTGCCCACCGTCCATCCGTGCAACCACGCCTCCATCGAAAACAACAGTTCATCTGCATGATTCTCGTTATCCCGATACGCTGTAGCCACGCTGCCCCCACCTGTCAACACCGCACCCCTGATCAAGTAAGAGTGGGCAACCCATCTGCGTCTCCTGAACGTATCAACCAGCGGGTCAAGGCTAATGGTGCACTGGCACACCCCCAAAAGCGGCATTTCCTCGAAATGCTGCATAGCCCACCGAATGTTCACAAGCTCAGGGTGCTCCTGTAAATGCGCGTCATCATCCATCATAAGATACAGGGCATCTTCCCCGTGCTTCGCAACCGCCATTTCGTGAATCTTACGGCGTGCTGTGCCAATCCCATCTGGCTTCCCTTTGGGTTGCTCATACACTATCAAGTCATCTGGACGCATCACATCCCGTACGCCCTCCACTGTATGTGCAAGCCACTCTTCACGGTCGTAACTAGGTATGGTCACTACCAACTTCATGCGTGCCTCCCCAATAACTTCACCGCCCGGTCAAGCCGCGCCTGTGTCAACTCCTGCCCGTAGAACCGCATGCCGCTCTTGAGTGCCATTTTGGCAGTGTTGCCAAACCCGCAACACACGTCAAGTATGATCCCTCCCGGTACCACAAAGGGAGCAATCGCCCTACGTGTCATTTCATAATCATGGCTGTCTGTCACCCGCCCGTAATAGTCCGGGTCCGGTTGCACATCTGGGTCCATCGTGTATACGTGCAGGTGCATTGGCAGTAGCCCCTTGCCGCCCCTGTACGTCGGATAGGCCATACCGCAGAACTGCACCCCCGCACGATCCCCCGCATCGCGTATGTTCTGCTCCCACTTCTCACCATACTCAATGATGATGATACCCTTGCAGTTGGCCACCGCAAGCCCGAACAGGCAGTCAAGGAAATCAGGCAAGCTGAGAGGGCTATCCTGTACCCCGTCAAGTGCAGATTGCATCGTATGGAAATACTTGAGTTTCCCCTGTCCCCACGGCGGATCGGTGTAGAAGATATCGCACTTCTCGCCACCCATCAGATCACCCAACCCCTCCGTGAGATTACCACACCTAACCCTATGCCCACCTACCTGAACTGCATTGCTCATGCTGGTACCTTTCTCCTCTTCGGTGTAGCTGCGGGAGGTGTATTCTTCCACAGCGACTTATCGTGCTTGATCTTCAGTTGCTTCCGTGTCACCCACTCACGCCGATATTCGATACTCTCAAACAGCTTGCTAAACCCGGTGATGTGTTTAACCCGGACAAGCTCCTCCACTGACATACCTAGCTTGTTGCACACGTCAGCGTCAGTGCACCCCTCGTTGAGCATCTGAAACACGAGACTGCTCATGCCCTGAATTGAGTGCTTGCCCCGTGCCCGGTTGTGCCTCACCGTAGAAGCCATCCGATCTTCCAGCGGCTTGTTCAATACCACAATAGGAAGGAGGCCGTGATTCTGCTCATAGATATCCGGGTTGCATTTCATCACGCTATACCTGTGGAACCCATCCACTATCACGTACAGCTTGCGCTCCGGGTCCCGCACAGTGACGATAGGCTGAGTGTACCCGTCCTGCTTGATAGACACATACAGCAGGTGCATTTCATTCTTGGGTACCGTGTTCGGGTTATACGAATTGGCTACAACTTCAGCAATAGGTACCCACCTTATGATAGACACAGGATTATGCCTAACGCACTCTGGAATATCGTTCATCCTTGTCTTTGAAATTTTTTCAGACATCACGCCGTTGCCTCCGCTTCAAGCTTATTCCATTGCTTAGTTGCCGAGACAGCGTTAAGCTTATTCCCGTGGCAGTCACCCACCAACACCGTACGCGCCTCAGCAGCGCAAATCACACTATCCCAATCCACGTCTGCTACCCACCCCGCCACCTTGGCACCGGACTCAAACCTACCCCACGAAACCCTGAAGCGTTCCTTCTGCTCCGGGTCTATCACCAAATGCTCTAACAGGTAATCCGCGTACTCACGCCACGTGGCGAACATGTAAGGCAGGCCATTTGCGAACCTAAACGCACCCTCCTTTAGTATACCCGCAGACGCCACCCCCGGCACGCGCTTGCATAGCTTAGGCCAGAACTCCGTGTCAACCTCCTGAAGATACATCAAGGCGTGAATGGCTGTCTCGTGGATTATGCTGGATACCCGCATGATCTGCACTGGCACCCCGTGCTGATACTGCAAATCGTATAGCTCGTTGTACTGCCACCCGTTATCGTGAATGGCCTTCCACACATCCTGATAGGACCAATCGTAGATCGGGTAAAACAGAATGTGCTGCTCCTTGGTCTTGCGGGTAGGCACCTTGCCCCACGTGGCCCATTTATAGGTTGCATCCACGGTAAGAGCCAGGCGCCTGTTCGGGGACTCCTCGCACCGCACCCCGCCTATCCGGGCCACCCGCCTATCCCCAAAATGGTACTGGCAAAAGGCATCAAACATCTTGTAAAAGTTGCGAGTCTTGTAGACGTTCTCAGTATACGGGTTGCCCTCCCGCTTTGGCCGCATCCACACATCCCGCACTTCCTCATCCCAAGGCGTGAACATGGGACACTCGGTTGACGTGCCATTCTCGAACTCGTAAGGCACCTGAATCCACAGAGGCTCTATTTCAGGACTCTCCATATCGTGCATCATCTGGTCAATGGTCTGACTGTGCTCTACCTCCTGATCCACAAACATCAGCTTGAGAGGTAGACGATTGCGCTCTCTTGCCACGATAAGGGCGAGCTGTATGCAGACAGTTGAATCCTTGCCCCCGGACGTATGCACAATCACATCGTCAAATTCATCGAATATGAAGCGCATACGGTCAAGCCCCGCCTCAAACACGTTACGGTCTATGTAATACCGTAGACCGTTCCTTGTGCCGCCGTCACTCATACCTAAACTCCTCCGCATCTGACCGCCCACAAGCCACCCACGGCGCATCCAGCAAGTTTGAAATCTTTTCAAGTATCGGGTAGCTGTAGCTGGTGAAACAGATAGCCGCTAGTACCGTGCCGTATACCTTACTCACTCTGTGCGAAGCGTACACGTCTTCGGTATGGCCAATGGCACAATCCCCAGCAAATGTTGCATTGTACAGCTCACTAATGCTAGCTCTGGCATCGTTCCTCACCCGCTGGGTAGCTGCCCTAAGACACATGGCCTCGGGAAAGGTGCTAACACGCTCTGCAACGACACCGCCCACAACTTCCCCCGTTACCCTACACGTGAGCATCGCATACGCCACACAGGCCGCTAACACGTCTCCATAGCGACCATGCTCAACAGCCATGATAGTATCCATCACAGAACCCGTGACGAGCCCGGATGAATCGTGGTCTGCCGTGATGGTGAGATCTGCTGGTAGCATGGACGAATACTGCATGATGTTGCATCGTGCAATACCCGCCGCTTGGAGGGCCATGTGGTATGACCCCGCATGGATAGTCAGTGAACTGTCACCTGCACCCGTAGTGGTGAAGGCTGTTCGGGGTACCCTGTTGCCGTAGACCATCTGTGCCGATACGTCAACCGTCATGTTGCCTACACTCACCATGTCCGCTCTCCTATAACTGAAGAGGACAACACGGCGTGCCCGGACGGTCGGGCTAGGGTGCATCCTCTGTCAGCCGTCGCAGTTTTCTTTTAAGAAGTATACATGCTCCAACTGTCAAGATACCCTAACCCATTACTGGGATAACGTCAACCCTAATTTTCCTCCTCTACCTTCAGCATAAGGGGGGTCGCCATTACTCGGACAGGGTGCCCAGTGTGTCATGCCCCTGCACGCCCTTCCACCTACCACGCCTATGCTTTCCTTCCGGCATTACGCCTTCCTCCGTCTGTACTGATACTCAATCTTGGCACTCGGGTACTCCCGCAACACGATAGGGTACCAGCTACTCCAACTGCTTAGGCCACCACCCGCCATGTGCCATCTGTATTCCTGTGCAACCTCCAACCCGCACGACTCCCACCCGGCCTCCATACTGGCGAGTTCATTACTGGGTGGTATAGCCTGCTCACATACCGATCCGTTTGAAATCTTTTCAACTATGCTGTCCTCGGCAAGCCGCTCATGCATTACCAGCACAGCTCTAGCAAGTGCCTCAATGATACTGGTAGCCTCGAATCGTTCGTGCTCCCAATCCGTCCATTCGCCGTAACACCTCACCGCCGCATTAGGTGACCCCTTCGGATTCTCGCAAAGTATCTCTACAGATTCACCGGCTTCCTTACTCAGCTCCACAACAAAATCCCACGCATGTATCTTCTCTGTAGTTGTCACGATTTCTTTCCTCCGGGCCTGTAGCCCCGAATCCTGTTGTACTGCAACTTGACCTTGACAGCCGTTAGCAAATCAATTCCCAAATGTGCAGAATCACACATAACCCGTATCACTATGTCGGCTAACTCCTCCTCTATCGCAGTAAGGACGGGCAACTTCGCCTTGCGCATGCCGTCTGCCTTGTCGCAATCCTCCCGGTGAACCCCGTTCCTCCATGCCTCGTGCAGTTCCGACACTTCATCGTGGAGGTTATTGCACATGCGCTCTATGTACGCATCCTCGGTCTGCTCTGTATCGTGCCAGCCAAGATCGTTAGCTTGCGTATGCACCGCATCCATCAGCTCATTAAAATCACTCATAACGATTTCCTCCATCGCTTGTATTTCAGGTCCCTGCTGAAGTCATACCGCTCGTAACCCTTGTGATGACGCTGGCCCTCTAGGTGTGCACTGTACGCAAACTCATTGATACACCACGCCGCCACATTGTACAAACACACGTATATGACTCTCAGCACCATTACTTCTCTACCGCTATCGCATGGTCTATGTTACCGCACGCCACATGCGGACCCTCGTGCCCCTTCATCCGAGTGCAGCCATACGGCCCACCCAAACCATCGACAGCAGCACCGCATTCCAAATCCTCGACATCACTGCCGAAAACGTCCTCTGCCGTCTCCATCCAACCGCACCATTGACACTCTGCCATCCCACACCCCATATTTAACTGCCTGAGAATCAATCCGTTCGACCTACTACCCACCCGCCAAAATTATATTGCACTGAGCGGACGTTGTTTAGTCCAGCACACCCCGCATAGAACACGATTTATGGGAAAATCCCTCTGTGACTCGCACAGTGGACTCTGTATCCCAGTCTGGTATAATCAATAACCCCACTAGTTTAGGCTCACCAGACTGCCCACCGAGAATGTCGATAAAATTCTGAAAGTATACCGCCTCAATTACCAAGCGCATTTCCTCACGCCCAAGTACCACGTAATCGGGAATGATACCCTCACGCAACACCTCTTGCCTACCCTTTAACGCTAAACCAATCACATCTTCAATCGTCATCATGTCTCCTCTGTTAAAGCCCCCGGAGTATAGCACCCCTTACGGTACCAACCGCATCGGGACTCCGGGGACACAACCTATAACTGTGTCGATAAACCGGAATGCTTAAGAAGGCGGGGCACGTGGTTGAACTCCGGGCCACTCTAGGTTTTCTATCAGGCATCCCACAGTCGGAGGGTGGATGCCGTTGCGTACCCGCGTATCGCTGAACCGCTCCGCGCTAACCATTAGCCCGGATGAATCGTCACAGCACGCGGGGTAATCGCAAGAGTAAATGTAGCTCGTGCTCGCCGCAAGGTCCTGCATGGTCACAGTGTACATTAACTCCTGAAGGTACTCTATCGCCTCCATGAGATTCACACTCGTGTCGTCTATGACAGCTACCTGCATACTACACTACCACCTCAATATCTAAGAGTTTCCACCTGTACCCGTAACACCCATTGCTATCCCGCCACTCTTCGCACTTAGCGACAACGCACTTGGTCGTATACGCCTCTGGTTTCTCATCTAGACGTACAACAGACGAGCGTAATTCAGGTACCGCCAACCTGTAATACCTACAGTACCGCGTAGCCTTGGGTAGTTGCTCGACCATTTCATTCAATTGCTTCAGTGATACCTGTATCATAAGTCAATCCCCAGTAATGCCCTACCTGCACCAAAAGCTAATATCACCGCAGTCGCTACCATCCCGAGCAAACCCACAAGCACAAATGCGGCCATTAGCACGACAACTGCAACAGCTCCCACCCCCGTGCAGAACACAGCTCGCAGCACCGACAGCACGAGATTAACAACTACTATAAATGCCCTCATGACTTCCCCAGCAACAGCACACGATACCCGGTACCCTCGCCCTCTCTGATCTGCCGAGTGGACTGAGCGACCTCTGAGCGGCTTACATTGCCCGGTATGAGGTGCCCTCCGCACAGGTTCAATTCCGTGCCGTCTTGCATCTGTAGCATCTTATGCGAATTGACAGGCACATACTTCTTCCACTTGTCCGCAACCTTGTTCGGCACCGCTACGAATAGACAAAGCAACCTCACGGTAAGTACCTCCTCTCGAATCGTTCTCGTGTCTGACACTGCGATATGACAGCAAAGGGAGGCCAGTGTCCCCATCTACCCACGATCATACGCTTACACGCAGCTCTACTTTGCCAATCTGTCATGCAGGTACACTTCTCCCCAAAATCCAACGTCCATACCCTATACATCACCCACCCCCAGACTTTGAAGTTTTTTCAAACACCCTGCGAATCACCTGCACCTGTGCAGGGGGTACAATCGGGATGTACTCACCCTCCTCCAAATCTCTGAATGACACATCCCGAAACACCACCACGAAGCACACTCGCTCATGGTCGTAGTACGCATGATGGAACTCCGCTGTTTCAGGTAGGTCAGACTTCACCTTGAGCGTACGTTCCCCACTGCGCATGAACGCGCCGAAGACTTCCGGCGTAACTTTCATACCCACGAGTTTCATACTGCACCCGCCAGCTTCACGTAAAAGTCAGTGCCTATGACCAGCAGCAGGAAAAACAAGATGATAGCAGTGATACCCGCCACCAAAATCACGAGTGCGCTATGCTTGGCGTCAAGTTCCACACCCACGAACTCCCGGTCTTCGCCGTGATACAAGTCTTTTGCCACAGACTCTACCGGGGTAGACTCTGAATACGACTCAGAAGCCGCCTGAGTGCCGCTGTACGGAGTTTGCGGGTATACCCCTGTACCTTGGACCCCCTTGGATAGCCAACGCCGTACAGGGCCTCCAAGACCCCTCGGCAGGGCTTTTATAATATCGGCGCGCAAGTATCGAAGCTCAATGCTAAGGCAGGCCAACTCCTTTTCAGCCCTTGTAATCTTCTCAGCTTTCATTACTGTCCTTCTCCCTTCGGCTGGTAAGGCAGCCCTTGCGTATCGGACACCATGCTGGAATGAACTTGTCCTTTCGCATCTTCCTCTGTTTGCCCGGATACATGCAGTCTCTAACGCAACTGTGCATGCACACCACAACCTGTCAACGTGAGCATCACCCGCACATCCCTACTCATACCCTTGATAGGTCCATCACCCCTCGGCACGTTGTTCCCCTCCCTTGCACAGAGGGCACTTGTCCCCCGTGCTCACAATACCCGTGTAGTGACAACTAGCACACCCGCTAGTCTTCACCAGACCAAACACGTGATCCCACGTAGGAACCACCCTACCATCAGATTGTCTAGGCAGGATGAACAACTGGTCAACATGATCCCCCTCCACGCATCGCAAAGTGTCATCCAAGTGCAGGGCATCGGACTCCACAAGGCACCGCCCCTTGCCCCGGTACGCACAGAACATATGAGCATAATTGCCAATGGCCTCTCGACGCAGCACCCGCTTGATCGTCTCAACGTGAGTGCCGTCACCCTGTCTCACCTCAACCGTGTATCGCTTCCTGCTCATGCTTCACCTTCCGATCCCATGTACTATCACACTCGCATAGGCATATTAACAGAATATTCCTCGACTCCTGCGATAAGCACAGACGACAAATCAGTAGTCCAGCAAAACATAACAAACTCGTTCCCCATTCGTCGCAGAAAAGTCATGGCATCGTGGAAATACTGCGCGTCAAGGGACACCACCCGCTTGCCCTTGGAGAGGTCGGCGCTCTGATATTCCTCGCCGTCGGCGTTCCGATACCCAATCTCAATAGTACCATCCGGCATCTGAATAACCTGTACATAAACACTGGTCCCACCCTCCATAGCCGCAAGAGCTTGATTCAGCTTACTAAGCATAGCCCCCGTGTCGATACTAGCAGACTCACTACCTGTAGTATCCGGCATCTTTCCCTTAACGTATCCGGGTATAACCCTTTCATACGCAGGGTACCTTCCCAGCGTAGTATTGCCCTTCACTCCGAGAACCACAACAAGGTGGTATCCATCGGAGGCGACGAGTTCCCCGGTATCCCCGTTTAGGTGGGGCGTCATCAGCCCGGCTCGGGTCTCGTCGTTACTCGTGGCGTGCGCAACCGCCTTCTTCATATCAGAAGGAAGTGTAGGACGCTTGCCCACCTTTGCTATCGCCTTTGGCTTTGGTAAGCCTCTAGACCTTATTACGGGAATAACGTGTGACCTCGACAAGCCCATAGCACGCTTCTTAAAACCCCGTAACACAGCCCTTTCATTTAGAATCTCATACGTAAATGTATCCGAAACTCTTAACGTAACCGTACCCAGTTTGTCACGATTGCGCACCCCGATAGCCTTGTTTTTCTCCAGCCGCGAAGTCGCAGACTTCTCACTGTAAACTCCCGCAAATGACACGCCCTTCTCCACACCGCCAACCTGTGCCCCCGCAATAGCAGCGTCTATCTCGGATATGGGATACTCCCTAGCGCATACGGCTTCAGGAACTATCGGTGGCAAACGACGAGGCGGTGTTCTCATATTTCACCTCTAGGTAATATTCCAAGTTTCCTCAAGTGCCGCCACATCGGACAATTCTGGCTAGCACGTTCCGGGCACTTCTGGGGACTCAGTTGATCATTTCTACAGAACGTCACCCGCCCCCATGAATGTACGCGGAAGGGGCACGCCTCTCTGAACTTCGGATAGTCCACGGTAGGCTCCGGGTCTGACATACTGATACGCACTTGCCGACGCTGGTAATCTGTACCACACCGCTCAACGTACTCTCGCACCTCCGTGTAAGTACAAGGCCCAATGCCCTCCCGGTCTGTCCGCTTCAGGTTGCCATTCGTCTGAATAGCAAAGCAACCCTCACCAGTAGTACAGGAGCAAACCTTGTTCCCGTTGCTATCACGCCCTGTGCCAAATACCATGCTCATGTTGCCCTCACTGTTAAAAGAAGTTTACCACACGTCGAACTTTTGTCAAGCCTCAAATGGAGCGGGGAGTCCAGCACCGGGGAGCAACACCCAGTACCGGAACGGGCGGTGATGACAAACCGCCCTCTCCCCGCTGAAATCAATCGCCTGCAACATCGTTGCGATCATCGCACGCCTGTGCCGCAGCCGCCGCCTCGATAAGCTCTTTCACCACGTGCAACTTGCCATTCTCCCGGCGCAGTTCGTCCCGCTCGGTGGCAATGTTGTGCACCTGTGCCCGTGCCTCGGAAAGCTGCTCGGTAAGGGAGAGCACGTTGCCGCGAAGCCGCATGATCTCAGCTTTCTTCTCCTCATTCATGCGGATCATGTCCTGCTCTTTCCTGCGGCATTCCACTTCCCTGTCAGCAACCTTGTTCTCCCACTTGGCTATGTCCCCACGCTCAGCCTCGTAACGTGCCATGATCTTGCGCTGGCCAGTGGTCTTCTTGAAAATCTCCATCGCCATGTCCTGCGAGAGAGTACTGAAGTTCACCCACACGAACGTCTCGCGCTCTTGGGATGTGAGTGCCGCTTCCACCTTGGCCAGCTTGTCGTACCCCAACCCACCGATCAAGTCCTGAAAGGCGAGGACATATTCCAGCCCCTTCTTGGGGTTGTGGGAAATCCCGTTGGCCTTGAAGTGGGTGATGGCAACCCGGACCACTTCCGTCAGCTGCTCAATCGTGTTAGTGCAGCAGCACCCGTCCGTAGTTGCGTAATACTGCGACATGCCGCCACAGTTACTCCACCCGCCGCACCGTCCACACGCCGCGTGCTGTTGACGATTGACAACTCGCTGGCTCCAAGTCATTGTCTGTGTCTGCGTCATCTTACCGCTCCTTGTTGTGTGTTGCTCTGTCACTCTGGGAACAAGTAAAACACACTCCCGATTTTGTGTCAACGGTTATTTTGAAGTTTTTTCAAACATGCTGAGTGAGCCGCATAGCACGCTCAGCCGCCTTAATCTTGTCGAGAGAAAAGCTAGCAGGTTGCCCGTTCATCGCACACCTGCATGTTGCAATAAGGGGACGTAACGCCTCCCGTAGTAGTGCCACTTCTGCCTTGCGCAATTCCACGTTCTCTATCGACTGGCCTGCCATTCTGTTACCCTCCCACCACGTTAAGCGCGGTGTAGTTGCCTGTCCACACCTGATCCTTAATCCGCACCCATTTGCGATTGTGTCCCCACGTGAGCGTAGACCGCTCGGTGAGCTTCACCGTATGGACGATGATCGTGCCACACGGGTGAGCTTGGCATTCCTTGTGAGACACCACCCGGCCACGCAACCTGCCGATGGTGACCCTTGTGCCATTCGCCAATACGTCATGCGGTCCTACCATGCTCACGACACCACCTCAATCCGAATCACCTCACGCACCCCACCGTGGGATGTTAGGTGCTGGGGCAGGCCGCATACGGATAGCGGCGAGCGAACTCCCCGAACGTGATGTACTCGCCCTTGCACAGCTCCCCGATAACAACCCTCTGCATGCATCGCAGGTCGCCGTTGCTAAGTCTGATCTGGGACCAGTGCAAATCGAACGCCAGACCCATCTCGCGCCACGCTCGTACTGTCCGCCGGATGTTGTTGTTACGCGTCCTGGTCCTCATCGTCATCGCCTTCTCCTCAGTGCTGCATGAATACAGTCGAAGTTGCTTCCCATTCCCTACCCGTATCGTCCTGCTCACCTACGCGGGTCCATCCCTCTTCAACGGCAATGTCAGCCAACTTGGCAACTGCCATCCAATACTGCGGGGTCTCACGGACTGGGGTGATTACCATGATCCTGTCAGACGTAACAGATAGCGTCACGTGCTGACTCAACTCCCTCGTGTGCATCCGCGCTTCCACTCGTTCAAATGCCGTCATCGTCTTCTCCCGGTTGCTCTGTGTTGCTCTAACTCTGGGTACAAGTAAAACACGAAACCGATTTTGTGTCAACGGTTATTTTGAAAAAATTTCAACCCGCGCTGTTCACCACTCTACCGCACATGCACAGGCACGCGCATAGCAGGTATCGTGCCAAAAAATTTGTTTTGCCTATGTGAGCACGAATGAAAAAACCGCCCCAGGTTTAGAGCAATTTTGCCCAAAAAGGCCATTTTGACCCCCTCTAAAACGTCCGAGGTTGCCCTGTACAGCGTTCGACCCCCTCCGTGGTACTTTGTACACCTAAAAAGAAAAAATAGATTTTTTGTCGGCACGGTTAATGCTTGGCCTGTAACGGTTCTCAGCCAAAGCCCGTAACTCATCAAGCGCAGTACCCGGAGCATCTCCAGCTTTCCACTGTGGCCCAAGCCTGCGCACAAGCCTATGCACCAGCCTGCACCGCAGGGTATACCCGGCAGCGTAAAACCCAAGTGCAAGAATCTTGGCCGCAGCCTCAGAGGAGATTGCGTGGAAGACATACTCACCATTCTCGGTAGTACTGAAGTACAGCCCGTAAAACAGGCATGAACTATCGTGCAAAACGTAGGAGGGATTATGCAGGTCCTTCGGCACCACGAGCTGGCCAAGCTCTGGCACACTGCCAAGGTCAGTGTAGAAATGCCGATCACTGCGGACAAACAGATCACTGGCAAGTTGCAGGGTAACAGGTGTAGCACCCGCCTTGTTATACTCGTAAAGGGGGCGTCTCCTCCACGGTGGCCAACCCGGTATACGTACCCCGGTATCATCTAGGCGTATAGGATAATCGACTACCCACACAGCCTGACTGCCCGGTATGCAGCAAATCCTAGATGACAAATCGTTCATTGCAGCTTCCTAGACATATACTCCGATATAATAGTGACTAGCACTGCCGTAATGGGCGCAGTTACCACTATGGCCAGTGCCACAGCACCAGCCATCTTAGCCCCTGCCTGCTCAACGTGTCGCACGCGCCCATCAAGCGAACGCGCCAAAAGCTCATGCCCCACAGCCTTTGAACATCCATTGGCATGCAGGTTGTCTAGTCTGTCAAACAGCCTCTGCCTATCTTCAGCCGCTTGCTTCAACACGCCTGTCTGAACAGCAGAGAACGTGTCGAATCTCCCAATGAGGTGAGCCATCCTAACAGACACATTGGTCATTTCATCGACTAGCTTACCGTAGCCTGGCCTTCGCTCATCTACTACATCAGCGGGGCTATCTCCACCAAGTGGTTTATCGCTTCCGTTTGGCATTGCTGTAACTTCCCTTCACACCCAAGGTAACACTACCTAAGCAGGTATACCTTGCCATTACCATTGTCACGCCTCGTGCTCAGCACGATTCCCTCGCTCGTGCTGACAATCTTCGTCAACTCTGGCTCAGGTGCCTTCCACAACATCCCCCACTGTCCCCCGTTGTATTCCCACAGCTCACCATTGCCAGACGTTGCACGCCAGTTGTTCAACGTACCAAACAGCAACCCATCACCGTGAGTCGTGATACACATGCCTACGCGAGTGTCCTTAGTGCGCAACTCCTCACGCACCCCGGCACCCTCGGTCGAATACACGCCAGCCGGGTGAACCCTCTTGCCACTCACATAAGGAGAGGCAGCTAGCCACATCCGTCCATCGTACTTAGCACTGTCCATGAACCGAACACCCTTGATAACGGCTATCCACTTCCACGTGAGACCGTCATCCGTAGAGCGAAACCACCCGCCCTCTTCCGTGCCGTAGTCAAAACCGGGAGCGTACAGCACCCCGTCAAGCTCGCACAAACTCCGGGCTGTCCTGTTACCACCCCCCGGCACCGATGCCCGTACAACGTGGTTATCGGCAATCCTCGTAAGGTATATCTGGGTCTCTGGGTTGGAGTGTGTGGATACCACACTGCCCTTATGCTCAAGCAGGCCGAACCCCCACTTACCTGCGCGCAGAATCTCCTGCCTGCCTCGGAACAAAATACCCTTGTTCTCGGTGGTAGACCAAATGTCATCACCCACCGACAACATGCGGTAGACAGACTCACCCGGATTCAAATCGTAATGACTGCCCCCGCCAATGACCCTGCCCCGATTTGAATACTCACCACCGTACACATCCCCAGCATGCTCAACCACAGAGAAGAAACCTTGCTTATCCGTAGTATATAATACACTGGCAACGTACTCCGGTCCCTGCTCGTATACCCACTCACCGCGCACATTCTCATTACGCACAAGAGGATTAGGCACAACCCATTCCGTTAGATGCCCACTGGCAGTACGCGCACGAATAACAGTATCCTTGGGATAGCTGCTCTTGTCGCTGTCAATCCAGACGTGCCACCTGTCGCCATTGTAGAAATCGCTCTTATGGCCACCACTCTTAGCCCCGCCTTCGCTACGCCCATTCACCGTAACGCCTGTCATTTCCCGCAATGACGTATGCCAGATAAGGACGGGATTGCCCGTGCTCTCGCTCTCCTGCTTCCACAACATCTGAAGCGTAGCCCCGGCAGGTGGATCGCCTATGGGTGTATTCGGCCCGTCAAGGAACACCACGCTTCCAGCTGGTTCCTCTTTGTCAGCCCACGGCGTAAGTTCCCACCACGCCTCGAAACGGTCAATGGTATTCTCGCGGTAGGACTTGTCCGTAATTTGGCTGAAGTCTACCTCGGGCATGGGTGCCCCGGCTCTGTCCTCTACGATCCCCGGAATGGCCCCTAGAAGGGCCTTGCCTGTTCCCGTGGGCAATGTACCACACCCACACAGTGAAAGCCCTACAAGGGCCACCACAGCGAGCCTACAAGCCTGTATTGCGTTCGTACTGCCACCGCCCTTGTTCATGGTCTTCATCTGCCCCTCCTCTGGTTTGAAAAGTTTTCAAACAAGCT